CCGCGACGAAGAAGGATCAGGCGATGGTGCTATTCCGCGATGCCGTCGCGATGGTCGATCTATCGCCCGAACTCGCGAAGGTGATCCGCAAGATCGGCGGCGTGCATCCCTGGAACCTCACGCATCAGTCGTCATTCTTCCGCGCCATTTCCAGCGATGACGGGCAATCGGGGCCGCGCCCGCACTGTGCGCTGATCGACGAAATTCACGAACACCGCGACGACACCGTGATCGAAATGCTGCGGGCCGGATTCAAGGGGCGGCGTCAGCCGCTGCTGTTCATGATCACGAACGCGGGCACCGATCGAAATTCGGTTTGCTTCCGGTATCACGACTATGGCCTGCGCGTCGCGCAAGGCATGACCGAAGATGACCGGTTCTTCGCCTACATCTGCGCCCTGGACGCGGGCGACGAACCGTTCACCGATGAAAGCTGCTGGCCGAAAACGAACCCGAACCTGGGCGTGTCGATCCGGCATGCGTATATCCGCGATCAGGTGCATGAAGCACGCGGCATGCCCGCGAAAGAATCGACGGTGCGGCGGCTCCATTTCTGCCAGTGGACTGATGCGGCGAATCCCTGGATCAGCGGCGACGCCTGGCGGCGCTGCGAATTCGAAACCGATGTGCCGATCGAAGAACGCTTCGCCGGGCGGCCCGTGTTCCTGGCGCTCGACCTGTCGATCACCACCGACCTGACCGCGCTGGCCGCCGTCGCCGTCGGCGACACGGGCGAAGGCGGGCTGCAGCTGGAAGCGTGCGCGGAATTCTGGACGCCCGCCGACACGCTGATCGAACGCTCGGCGCGGGATCGCGTGCCCTTCGATGTTTGGTCGCGGCAGGGCTGGGTCAACCTGGTGCCGGGGAAAACGATCGATTACGCGCCGATGGCCGAACGCCTGGCCCAGCTGCACGCGGCGCTCGACGTTCGCGCCGTCGTGTTCGATCGCTATCGCATGTCATACCTGCGCGATGAACTCGACCGCCTGGGCGTCGATCTGCCGCTGATCGAACACCCGCAGGGGTTCAATCGCCCGAAGGATTCGGCGCTATGGATGCCGCAGTCGATCACCGACCTGGAAGCCGCGATCCTGGCCGAACGCATTCGCATCGCCCGAAATCCGGTGCTGACCTGGAACGCGGCATCCGCCGTCGTCGATATCGACCGGCACGGCAGCCGCATTTTCGCGAAGCGCAAGAGCCTGGCGCGGATCGATGGCGTCGTCGCGCTCGCGATGGCGGTCGGCGCGGCGACCGCGAACCTGACGCCCGAACATACCGACGGGGCGGTGTTTTTCGTGTGAAACCATGATAGCCGCAAAATATATTTTCATCGCCGACGCGAACGGCTGCGCATCAATGATCGGCAATGTTCGCCGATGTCATCGGCCATGATCACCGCGAACCGGCCCTGCGCATCTTGACGCGAAAAATCGGCGGGCGTAAAACGCTGCGCATGGGCGACCTGGCGGATCGACGCCGACCTGGAAAACAGGAACGCGACTTTCCGCCCGTGCCGCCGAAACCGGCAACGGTGAACTGCAGCTGACTTTCCCTGCCAGCTGCACGTTGTAAACCCGGCCTCTTGAATAGGGGCCGTTTTTTTTGCTATCCGCACCGCACGCGATCCCGATGTTCAAGGCGGCGCAGCTTCGCGCCGAATCCGACGACGAACTGATGATCGTCGTTTCCGACGAATCGCCTGATCGCGTCGGCGATGTGATCCGCGCTGCGGGCTGGGAACTTTCCGAATACCGGAAAAATCCCGTCGTGCTGTGGCAGCACCGGGCGGGCGAACCGCCGATCGGTCGCGCCGAACGCGTATGGACATACGCGAAACAGCTGCTGGCGAAAATCCAGCTGGCCCCGCCGGGCACCAGCGCAATCGTCGATACCCTGCGCAAGCTGCTGGCCGAAGATATGGTGCGGGCCGCATCGGTCGGGTTTCGGGCGACGAAGCAACCGACGCCGATCCGCGATCGCGACGATCGCGTGACGGGTTTCGAATTCAACGGCACCGAACTGCTGGAAATTTCGCTAGTAAACGTGCCTGCACAGGCTGCGGCGTTACGCAAATGCCTGGCGCTGGGCATTTCTCAATCCGATATCGACCGCGTGTTCGCAAAACCCGCGTCAGGGTTCCTTGCCCGTCGTCGTGCGGAAATCGCAATCGTCAACGCTGGGCGTCACCGGCACCCAAATTTGAAGGCGATCACATGAAGCTGAACGAACAACGCGAAGCACTGGCGAAGAATCGCGCCGCTGCCGTCGCCCGCATGGAAACCGTATTCGGCGCAGCCGAAAAGGAAAGCCGCACGTTCACCGATGCCGAACAGAAGGAATTCGACGACGCGAAAGGCGATGTCGGCGGCATCGACAAACAGCTGCTGAACATCGACGACCTGATCGCGGCGCAAGCCGCGAAGGCGCTGCCGATCAAGGTTGACCCGGCGAACCCCGCCGCGCCGATCGTGATCAACCGCAATCTGCCGAAGGGAACCGCGTTCACGCGCTACGTCGGCGCGATCGCGCTGGCGAAAGGCAATCTGTATCAGGCGCTGGAATTCTCGAAACGCTGGCGCGACTCGACGCCCGAAGTCGAAATCGTGCTGCGGGCCGCCGTCGCAGCGGGCACGACGACCGACCCGGCCTGGGCGAAACCCCTGGTCGAATACACGAACATGGCGTCGGAATTCATCGAACTGCTGCGCCCGCAGACGTTCATCGGGCGGATCGAAGGATTCCGCCGCGTGCCGTTCAACATCCGCATTCCCCGCCAAACCGCCGGTTCGACGGTCGGCTGGGTCGGCGAAGGCTTGTCGAAGCCGGTTTCGAAACTCGCGTTCGATTCGGTGACGTTCCCCTGGGCGAAAGTCGCGGGGATCGTCGTCATCACCGAAGAACTGGCGCGGTTTTCATCGCCTGCTGCCGAAGGGCTGGTGCGTCAGGATTTGATCGACACGATCGCGCAATTTCTCGACAAATGGTTCGTGTCGGATAACCCGCCGGTCGCGGGCGTTTCCCCTGGCGGCATCTTTAACGGGGTCGTCGCGATCCCGGTCGGGGCGGCGGGCGTGATCACGGTCGCCGATATCACGAACGCGCTGGGCGCTGCGATCAGCGCCATGACGCAAGCGGGCGTGCCGATGCGTGCGCCTTACTGGCTCATGCACACCGCGACAGCGGCGAAGCTGGGCCTGCTGCGCACCGCGCAGGATGTGTTCGCGTTCAAAGACGAAATGAAAGACGGCAAGCTGCTGGGGGTTCCGTTCCTGGCATCCCCGAACATGCCGGTCGTCGATGTCGTCGCGCCCGATCCCGACACCGTATCGATCGGGCTGATCGACGCCAGCGAAATTCTGCTGGCCGATGACGGCCCGGTGACGATCGATGTGTCGCGGGAAGCAACGCTGCAGCTGGACAGCGCCCCGGCGACGCCGCCAGCGGGCGGGGTTTCGCTGTGGCAGCAAAACATGCTGGGGATCAAGGCGGAAATCTATCGCTACTGGATGCGCCGCCGCGATGCAGCCGTGCAAAAGATCGGCCCCGTCGTGCTGTAGGCGGGGGCTGTAAATGGGCGGCGAACGCGTTCGCATGCGGGCAATCACCGGTCAGTTCTATGACCGGCGGCGGCTCTATATCGGCGACACGTTCGACGCCCATCCTGATGAAGTCGCCGAACTGATCGCGCTAAACCTGGCGGTGCGTGCGATGAATTCCGAAGGGCCGCCGACCGCAGCCGCAGCTGCTGCGGAACCTCTGAAATCGCCGCGCAAGTATCGGCGGCGCGACATGCAACCGGGAGACTGAACGATGAAGCTGCACGAACTCGGAACCGTGATCCTGGTCGTGCTGTCGCTGATGGGCCTTTTCGTCGTCGGCGCGACAGTGACCGGGCAATCGAAGGAACTGTGCGACGGGATGGGCGGCACCTATACGCCCGCGAACGCGAACGTCGCCGATGTGTGCCCCGGCGGCAGCTGGCGCAATCTGCTGCGCGAAAAGAAGTAACCCCGCCGATGGGCCTGCGCGGCGTGCAGCTGGGCCTAGACCTGCGCAATGAAGGCATGGCGCGGGTCATCGATCATGACCTGACCTGGGCGGGGCTGGCGGCTGCGATGTTTCCGAAGCTGTTCACGCGGGGCGAAGAAGTGACCGGCGAAGATATTCGCCTGCGCCTGATCGAAGCCGGGCTGCCGACGCCGCCGCACGAAAACGCCTGGGGCGCGGTGACGCACGCGCTGGCGCGGAACGATTTCCTGCACGATACCGGGCGCGTGAAAAAGGCGACCGACCCGCGCAGTCATGCGCGACGCCTGGTGATCTGGCGGGTGCTGTGATGGCGAACTCGATCGCGATGCGGCTGCGCAGCTGGGCGGGCAGCCTCTTGCCGACCTGGCCGGGCTGGGGGCGCGGGCACACCCTGGGCACCGTGATTCGCGAACCGCATACCGGTGCCTGGCAGCGCGACATCAGCTGTCACGATCCGTCGCTCTTGGCGTTTTCCGGCGTGTATGCCTGCATCACGATCATTTCCGGCGATGTCGCGAAGCTGGGCCTGCAGCTGTGGCAGCGCGACGCCGACGACGGCACGCGCACGCTTGCCAGCCGTCACCCGATCACGCTGCTGCTGCGCCGCCCGAACGACTATCAAACCCAGCTGGAACTGATTCAGTCGGTGATGATCAGTGCGCTGTCATCGGGGAACGCCTACCTGCTGAAACGGCGCGACGCACGCGGCGTCATCAACGCGCTGTATCCGCTCGACCCGCGTCAGGTGCAGCCGGTGATCGCGCCCGACGGCATGGTGTTCTATGCCCTGGGCGGCGACCTGCGCCTGCAGGGGATCAGCGCCGGGCGGCAAGTCGTCGTGCCCGCCAGCGAAATCATTCATCACCGCATCAACCCGATTACGCACCCGCTGGTCGGATCGACGCCGCTGGTCGCGGGCGCGATGTCGGCGGCGGTCGGGCTGAACATCATCCAGAACTCGCAGGCGTTCTTCGGAAATATGTCGCGACCGGGCGGGGTGATTTCCGCGCCGGGAAAGATCAATGAACCGATGGCCCAGCGCCTGAAAGCGGAATGGGAAAAAAACTACGGGCAGGGCAACATCGGGAAAATCGCGGTGCTGGCCGAAGGGCTGAAATTCGACGGCACCGCCAGCGTGAACCCCGACGACGCGCAGCTGATCGATCAGCTGCGATGGACGGTCGAAGATGTCGCCCGCGTGTTCCGCGTGCCGGGCTTCATGCTGGGCGATCTGTCGAAGGTGACCTATCGCAATTCGGAACAGCTGCAGCGCACCTATTACAGCGGCTGCCTGCAGCTGCACCTGGAAGCCCTGGAATCGCGCCTGCGCGAAGGCTTCGAACTCGACGACGCGCATTTCGTCGAATTCGACCTGGACAATCTTTTCCGCACCGAAATCGACACGCGGTTCGACGCCTATCAGAAGGCGATCAACGCCGGGTTCTACACGATCAACGACGCCCGCACCCGCGAAGATATGCCGCCCGTCGAAGGCGGCGACGAACCGCTGGTGCAGGCGCAATACCGCCCGCTGTCGGCGGCGATCCGCGAAGCCGAAGCCGCCGCCGAAAAAGCCGAACGCGACGCGAAAGCCCCGCCGCCCGCGCCGGTCATTCCCGACGACGACGACACCGACGAAGCGGAAGCCCGCGCCCTGACTCAGCAGCTGATCACCGGACTGCAACGCTATGTCAGACAATCGTGAACTGATCGCCCGCGCCGCGATCGATGCGATCGGCCCGCTGCTGGCCGACCTGCAGCGCCAGCTGGCCGATGTCGAATCGAAGGCGGCGCGGCGCATCGCCGACCTGGAAGCCGAAGTCAAAGGCTTGCGCGAACGCGTCGCCCTGGGCGCGATCCCGCCGCGTGACGGGCGCGACGGCAAGGATGGGCGCGACGGGATCGACGCGACGTTCCGCGAACCGGTCGATTTCGAAGCCGGGAAAACCTTCCCCTATGGCGCGATCGTGCGGCATCGCGGCGGGCTGTGGCACGCGCACCGGCAGACCGACACCGCGCCGGAAAAGGAACGCAGCGGCTGGACGCTGATCGTGTCAGGCATCAACGCGATCAGCGTGTCGGGCACCGATGACGGGCGGCAGCTGGCGGTCGAAATCGAACCGTCGGCGGGTGCCGTGATCCGGCACGCGTTCGCCGTGCCGGTGATCGTCTATCGCGGCGTTCATAACGCCGAATCCGCTTACCTGAAAGGCGATGCCGTCACGCACGACGGTTCGCTGTTCATCGCGCTGAACGACACGCGGGCGATCCCGGCGCAATCGAAGGAATGGCAGCTGGCGGTGAAGCGGGGGCAGCACGGGAAAGACGGGCTGCACGGCGCGAACGCGCCGACCTTTCAGGGCTTTTACGATCCGCGCCTGCACTATCCGGCGAACGCGCTGGTGCGAACGTCGTCGGGCTTGTGGCTGACGACGAAGCCGACGAAGGAAGCCCCGCCCGATGACCCGCGCAACGGGGAATCGAAATCCTGGCGCTGCTATCTGCCCCTGGTGACGCATTGACACCCGAACAGATCATCGAACGCCTGCGCGTGCTGTTCGGCATCGCCCC